AATCCAAGTAGTAAAGGGGACATTTCTGCCCCCTCTACAAAGTGTGTTATACGCCTTCGTTTCCGTATACACCTCTCCAGTCAGAAAAGCCGAAGCTGTATCTTTCTCGAGATTTGTATCTTACGTTTCCAGTTTCAAAGTCGCCTTCCATAGAAGTTGCGATAGGTGCTCTATTGAACATTTTCATTCCGTTAGGAACATCAGTTCTAATAAAGAAAGCATCTGGATCACTAAATCTGTGATTCACATGGTAGCCACCTGGTAGCATTCCTGTAGACTTAATCGCATTCACATCATTGTCTGATGATCCTGGTTTGTACGGAGATGCCAGCAGTCTTTCCGCTACGAATACCAATTGTCTTGGTATGTGTAGTGTACGACCTTGAGCTGCAATCGGGATGTCTTTATCGTCAGTAAATCCTGCGATATCAATTAATGCTGTTTCAAGAGAAGCCTCTGAAAGGTCAGCATAAGTTGAAGGTCTGTTAGAACCTGTTGATCCTGAAGCTAATGGGTGAGCGTTAGATACTAACTCTTGTCCATCGCCGCCTTTGAAAGAACTGTTGAAAGCTCTGTTATAGACGTTTGCCGCTTTAGTTTGTTTAGCAGAAGCCATTGAACGTGCTAATGCTTTTGTTAATCGAGTAGATAACTTGTCATACAAATTGTCTTCCATAGCTTCCTCAGTAATTGAGAATGCCATAGCGACAGTTTCGTTAGTATAACGAGAAACATACCCCTCACCAGTGTTGCCATATGCAACAGCTTGACCTTCGAATTTAGTTTGAGCTGCCTCAAAACCTGGGAATAATACTTCCTCTTCGAAAGCTCTATTTGATGATTCCTCATCGAACAGTACTGCGTGCTCATTTTCGTAACGTGAATATTCTGTTCCGAAAATTGCGTTCAAACCAGGTACTAATTCTTTGAGTATTTGACCTCTAGTAATTGCCATATTCTATATCCTCCTAGATATTATATACCTGTAACGCCAGTAGCGCCATTTAGGTGTTGGTGTGAGTTAATTTTCACTACTATATCCATAGTAGTACCAGTTGCAGTGTACGTTCCGTCAGCTTCTGCACTACCATAAACTGATAGTGGGAAAGTGTTAGTAGTTGCTACTGTAGAAGCATCAGCTACCATTCCTGATTTATGCGTAATTGCCGAACCTGTTGGTGAAGCTACAATTTGTACTAGCTTTCCAGTTGAGTTCGCTGCAGTTAAGCCTGTGCCTGCTTGATCTGATTGAATCTTAAAGATTGTAAACGGATCGTCGTAAACATATGCTTTGTATTGTGCTTTCGCTACAGTTCCGTTCGCAATTGAACGTACGAATTTTACATCGCCTGTAGAGTTATCTTGATATTCTGCTCCCCAGAAAACACCGACAACAGAACCCGGAGATGCTGCGCCGACATCAGTTACAAGTAAGCCTGAGCTATATGTAACAAGGTCGCCTTCAAAATAAGCAGATGGTGCAGTAGCAGCAATTCTATAACCATTCATATCTGTATAGTTATTTAAACGTACTGTACCTCCAGCTGCATGTCTTATTGGTGATAGACCGTATCCAGCCATATAATTTCCTCCTTTAGAAAATTAATTGTTATTATTAAAAGAAAACTAGATAACTAGATATGTCTAATTACTTAGTCTTCAAACTTTGTTTCTTTTGGACTTCCGCCTGTAACTGTAGTCTTCGATTCGTCCATGCCACGCATATCACCTTGACCTGCATTCTTTAGATCTTGTGCATAGGCTTGTCCCATTAACTCAGCTTGAGTATTATAGTGTTCAGTTCTTTGGTCTGCAATTTCTTGCGGAACTTTCATGAGAATTAAATCTCCTGATCGAACTGTGCCTGCGTGTTTACCTGTATCGAGAACATCTGGATAGGCATCTTCGCCTAACTCATCTGGTGTTACAGGTTCATAACCTTGTCGAACTCTACCATTTACATTTGCATCATCAGAGTTGTTAAACAGTTCATGTCTAACCCAACGATAGTGCATACCTTCAGGTGGTGATTCCACCGAAAGTTTGCTAGGTGCTGTCCAAACTTTTTTACGAGATGTCGAAGCCCGTGTAGTCTTTTTTCGACTGCTTTGAGTTGCTTTTGTCATATTATCCTCCCGCCTTTAACTGGCGTTGTTTTTGGCGTGCATATTCTTTTAGGTCTACTCCAAGTCTAGTAGCCATCTCAACTTCCGTTTTTGATAACTTAATCTTAGAACTGCCCGGGGTTGCACGTGATCCCCCTACGACTGTTGGAACCTTATTAACATTCTTCTGCTTAAATTTCTCAGGGAATTCTGAGCGTATTCTAGCATCAAGTTCATTATAATATTCATCAGAATCTTCGTTAGGTACAATACCATCATCTACTAATTCTTTGTGAATAACTAATGCTGCCTGAGACATGATTCTATCTGAAGTGTCCGTACCACCAAACCATCTATTTCTTTTTTGCCATTCCACTGCCTTGCGGTCAGGAGCTGGCTCATATGGGTTTTGTTGTTTTGGAGTTTCAGTAACAGGATCAGGAGAAGATTGTTCGTTGGGTTTTTTGATTTGAGATTGTGCTCTAGCTCTATATTGTTGAGCCACAAGAGTCTCAGCTTTTACGCTTGCGAGTATATCTTGTGCAGTAATCTCTTCGTCAATGTTGCCATTTTCTTTAGCAATCTTCAAAGCAGATAGGGCTTGTTTTTCTTGACTCTCGAGTTTATCAATATAATTGGTAATTGCACTTAACTCGTTATCTTTATTTTTAGTTTCGAGTTCTTGTGCTTGAGTGTGCCATGAAGCTTTATCTTGCTCTGCAGCTTTTAACTTTTCTTCAAGTTCCTTCTTTTGTGCAACAAGTCGCTTTATCCGTTTTTCAGCGCGCTTGCCAAATACTTTCTTAGAATCATCAGTATCTTCTTCCTCAGTTTCGGATTCAGTTTCAGCAGTTTCTTCAGATTTCTCTTCTTCTTCTACTTCAATTGTATCTTCAGCTACGGTTTCTATGCCTGTGACTGGAGCCTCAGTATTATTCGGCTCTTCAGGAGTATCTCCTTCATTTTCAGATAAGTCTATTATAACCTCATCGGCTTCTTCAACTGTATCTTCTATTCTTTCGTCTATCATATCAGACCTTTCCTTGGGTGCGACCCACGTTTAACGCTATCTACTATTTATTAGTATGCTGTAATTTTACAACATATTGTAGTAGAATGCAAGGGTTATTTTTATTTTAGTGAAATTTTATCTGGATCTGGAACAAGTCCGATTACTTCATCATCATTAATAATTACATAATCTTCTTCGTCGTATCTAAGTTTACTGCCAACATACTTACCAGTAAGCACCCAGTCTCCTACATTACACCATTTTTGAGACTTATCCTCATAACAATCAGGCCCCATGGCAACTACTTGTGATATGTTAGTCGCTAATTTTTGGTGATGTTTAGTCTCATCAACTAGTATAATGCCCCCTGCAGTTTTTTCTTGAAGCTCTCTAGGCTTAAGTAATATCCTAAAACCAGCTGGTGTGGGTAAACTATTTTTCTTTTTACTCATTTTATTCTCCTGTTTCTTGTTTAATCATCTTCACATACTCTTGATGAAAACGATCTTTCATATCAGCTAATGTTTGTCCAACACCAACTAAATATCTGTAAGTAGCAAAATCTTCTGCAGCTCCACCAACTATTTGTTGTTGGTTTACTTCAACAGCTTCAGTAAGTATTGCATCTATTTTTTGTTTAAATGTATTTGCGTCCATATTTGTTCTCCTGTAATGGGGGGCAATTTAATTATATAGAAGTTATCCTGTATTGTCAAGGATCTTAAAGTATTTCTCTTGGTAATCATTAAGATCTGTAAAGTTTTTTATGCGTTCATCATTATTGCATAAGTTTTTATATATAGTTTTATCACTTAACCATTCCCTACCAGTCCAGAATTCAAAGCCATCATACTTAGATTTGTACATACTACTGTTTTCGTAAGCATATGATAGATAGTATTTGTTATACCCATTATCTAAAGCCCATTTTATTTCATAGAGTGTAGCAAATGAACCCATGCCCAGTTTAGGATCTTCATAGTCCCAAGCAAACTGCCCAGTAACTAAA